TATGGGCGTCAATCTTGAGCTGAACTTAGCAGACGACCCAAGGGCCCGCTTAATGCGACTAGCTGGAGTTAAGTAATCATGATAAACTGCCCCTTACTCAGGGGCTTTTTTATTGGAGAAATTACATGGTAAAAGCAGATAGCTACGCAAACATCTTCCTTAACGGGAGTGATGGTAGCGAGATTTACGGAAAGTTTGGCGGCCTTGGCTTAACAGCGCCAGCACAGCTTGAGCAGCTTTACGTCAACAGCGCATTAGTTCGCCGAATTATTGATATCGTGCCAGAGGTCGCACTCGGTGCTGGCTTTAACATCGAAGGTATCGACGATGAAGGTACGTTCTGGTCTCGTTGGGATGATTTAGACCTTTCAGATAGCGTAATCGACGCTCTGGCGTGGGCGAGGTTGTACGGTGGTGCTGCTGTGGTGGCAATTGTTAAGGACGGTAGGGCGCTAACTAGTCCTGTTCGTGAAGATGCGGAACTTGAAACAGTTCGAGTATACGACCGACATCAAGTTAAGGTCCAGACTCGCGAGGAGAATCCACGTAACGCTCGATTTGGTAAGCCATTAACTTACCGAATCACGCCAAATGGTGCGGCTACGTTCTACGATGTGCACTATACACGCTGCCACATCATTGATGGTGAGCGAGTACCTAACAATTTACGTCGTAATAACGATGGTTGGGGCGCAAGCGTGCTAACTGGTGACCTGATCGACGCGATTGGCGACTATCAGAACTGCGAGCGACTGGCTACTCAGTTGCTACGTCGCAAACAGCAAGCTGTGTGGAAAGCGAAGGGCCTGGCTGACTTATGTGACGATTCAGATGGATTTGGCGCAGCTCGTTTACGCCTGGCACAGGTGGATAATAATAGCGGAGTTGGCCAGGCTATCGGCATTGACGCGGAGAGCGAGGAATACAACGTTCTCAACTCAGATATTGGCGGGATTGATACGTTTTTGAGTCAGAAGTTTGACCTAATCGTTGCTCTGAGCGGCATCCATGAAATCATCTTGAAAGGCAAGAACGTTGGTGGCGTATCAGCTAGCCAGAATACTGCTTTAGAGACTTTTTACGGGTATGTTGACCGCAAGCGAAAGGCTGAATTACTGCCCCTTCTTGAGTTCTTGTTGCCGTTCATCGTGACCGAGCAAGAATGGTCAGTGGAATTTAACCCACTATCACAGGTTAGTGACAAGGATAAGTCTGAGATTCTTGAGAAGAATGTAAACTCGGTTGCTGCATTGATTGCAGCTGGCGTAATGAATACCGAAGAGGCTCGTGATACACTACGTACCATCGCGACGGAAGTTAAGCTTCAGGATGGCGATGTTAACTTGTCAGAGCAACCCGCTCAGGAAGAATTGATCGAGGAGGTAGTGATTAATGAAGAGTAAGATGCGTTATGATAGCGCTAAAGTAAGAGCCCATTTCGATGAAAACGGGTTTCTCGTGGACACTCCAGTTGTTGCACGTGTAGGCGTGCAAACATACTACATGCCAGATGGCTCAGAGCGCCGAGAGTTCCGTCCAGCTTCAGAGGTGTTTAAAGCTGATTCTCTGCAAAGTTACCAGGGCAAGCCTCTTACACTTGGCCATGTGGTCGTTAACTCAGATAACGCCAAGGATGTTGTAGTCGGCGCGGTATCTGGCACTGCGATGCGACAGGATTCTACGGTCGTAGTTCCTCTTACCGTTTACGACAAGCAGGCAATCGAGAAGGCTAAGTCTGGCGTTGCTGGTGAGCTCTCTGTTGGCTATAGCACTGTTGATGTTGAGTCTCCTGGTTGGGGTAGTAATGAAACGGGTGAGTACAAGCTGGATGGAGAGTACGCTAGCCAGGATGAGATTCCTGCTGATTGGGTACGCTTTGATGCGCTGCAAACAAACATCGTTGTGAACCACATTGCTCTGGTATATAAAGGCCGCGCGCAAGTATCTAAACTGAATCTGGACGCGGAACAGGAAAACCCGTATACTGATACCGTTAAATCAAATAAAGAGGATAAACAGGAAATGATTAAGATTAAACTCGACGGCGCGCAGGAATTTGAAGTCGCACCGGAAATCGCTTCTCACATCGAAGCGTTAAATGCAAAGGCTGACACTGCAATCGCGGAGCGCGACGCACTGAAAGCAAAAGTAGATGCAATTTCATCTGAAATCGAAGCTGCTGTTGCTAAAGCAAAAGCTGATGCTGATGCTCTCGCCGCTCTGGTTGCTGTTGCTGCTGAGGCTGGTGTTAAGGCTGATGGTCTGGATGCTAAAGGCATTAAAGTTGCTTACGTTAAAGAAGTCTCCGGCCTTGATGTTTCCGAGAAGTCTGACGCGTACATCGACGCAGCGTTCGACATTGCCAAAGAATCTGATAAAATGGCTGAAGTACGTAAAGCGACTACCGCTTCCGACAAATCTGACAGCGCCAATGAGCCTAAGAAATTAGACCCACGTGCTCGTTTAGCTAAAATTAAGAAATAAGGAGTTATAAACATGGCAATTCGTTCCGTAGCACTGGCTGGTATGATTTCTGATACTTCGCTCTATAACATCGACGGCGCTTGTGTGGTTGGCGGCGCTACAGCAATTCCGGTTGGCACTATTGTTAAGTTTACAGACGCTCAACCTGTAGATGGGCACAAGACCGTGGAAGCAAGTGGCATCACTGCAGGCAATTCTCTTGGTGTAGTTGTTCGCTCTCATTATGAGACTCCTGATGGCACAGCTCGCGTAAATGAAGCAGTTAACGTAATGACTCATGGTCGAATCTGGGTTCGCACAACTCTAGCGGCTGCGCCAGTTTTTGGTAGTAAGGTTTACGTAGACGCGAGTGGCGTTGTTGTCGCAGAAGCGGCAGGTACTACTTGGGATACTGGTTTTACATTTGCTGGTGGTTATGCGTCGGCTTACGCTGGCGGCGCTAACCCAATTAAGCAAGGCGAAAGCTACGATGGTGCAATCGTTGAAGTTCAGCTGATTCAGTCCGCAGGCTCAGCCGTTGCAGCTTAACCCACAGGCCCTTCGGGGCCTTTTTTAATGGAGGTTTTGTGATTTATCGATCATCAGTTGCAAGTGATTCAATTGTCGACATTAATTTGGAGTTAAAAAACATTAATGATAAAAAACTATTGTCAACTCTTAACTTTGGCGCGGAAATGCCTCTCTCATTAACTGGGTATAGAGGCTACAATTCAAGAACAAAAGAGATCACAAATTCATTCTCCATGTCATCGGTTGAGATGACTAATAATGGTGGCTACATTAATTTTGAGTACTTTAGGTTGGTATCAATTGACTTTGATCTTGAAAGTTCAAGTCATTTTAATCGAGACATGTACAATAGATCATTGAGTGATTTACTCGAAGAAGGCGAGGTTCCTGTTTCTAACTACGTTAAATTAAATGCCTTTGAGTCTTCTGATCTTGTTTATGCTGGTAGATCATATGACTATATCATTCAACAGTATTATGATTACTACAAGCTTCCTGATGACTGGGGGAACTTCTCCACTCTTACTGTTTTGGGGAAAATTAAATCAAACAATTTATCAGGAAAGAAAATATGCGTTGAGATTTTGTAAATTAAAGCCTCCTTCGGGAGGTTTTTTTGTAATCAAATAAAGCCTATGCTATATTCAACTCTCACTTAAAAAAGGAGACTAATCATGGCTTACACCGCAGTTAAGGCTATCAATGCAGATAGCGGACGATTCAATGCACTGCTACAGACGGCAATTACGGCAGGCTTTCAGCCAGTAAGTAAAATCACGGTAAATGGCTCCCAGTCATATTCCATCGTTGTAGCCAAGGGAGCTGATAGTTCAATCACTGAAGCTAAGGTGATCACGTCGACCAATATGCGCAAGCTGTTCGAAGCCATTGAGGCCGCGTCTAATGACGGCTTTACCATTGACACATCAAGCCTGAGCCTGTCGGCGGGTCAATTCTTTGCTTACGCATATAAAGGAAGTTCAGGCGGTTCAGTTTCAGTGGCTTGGGGTGACGTAACCGGAAAGCCAGCCACTTTTGCGCCAATTGTTGGTACTGACGAAAACCAAGCCATGGCTGGTAACAAGACGTTGGCTAACATTGGTGGTGTAGTTCCTGTGTCTGGACTCCCCGCCGCAAGCACCACTGCAGCTGGCTCTATCCAGATTG